TTCACCTCCCTCCTGTTCATCCTCGTCCTCTGCCTCGTCGGTTTCGTCCGGTTGGTCTGCGTCCGGCTGCTCTGTGTCCGGCTCTGTTTCTTCCGGTTGCTCCGGTTTCTCGGTTTCATCCGGTTCGGATGCACCTTTCAAATATGCTGCTCCCGCCATTGTTAGCGGAACGATACTGCCATTCGCAAGTAATGTGTCGCCACCCTCTCCATCGGGCAGGTCAAGTTTGCGTCGTGCCTCATTCGGTTTCATGATTGAGCCACTGACACCATTTTTCAGATATTCCATTTGTGTCTTTGAATCCGTTCGGAAAAGGACTTTTTCGTTATATTTGTAATAAAAACCGTCATCCTGTTCCTCGTCTGTCAGCATTTTGTAGTTGATTTCCTCCTCGTACTGCTTTATAACAAACAATTCGGTGTCAACATAAAATGACAACTGCTGCAACTCGCTGTTCGCATAGGATGACTTTGAATAGTCGTTGATTTGATTCGGTTTCACACCGAACGCTGCTGCGATCTGCAATGCAGTGTATTTTTTCAACTCAAAAAACTGTGAATCTGACAACTTGATGTCAAGAGGTGTCAATTTCATCCCTAAAGGTACGGGGATAATTTTTCCTGTGTTCCTCGCTCCGCTGCCGAAATCCTCGAACGACTTCACAAGTGCCTCTTTCGCTTTATCATTCAACTCTCCCGTATATTCAAGCGTCGCTTTTGCTGTCAGTCCGCTCTCATATAGGCTGTTCATATATCTCTGTGACGCTGATGCTCCGGAAATCGTGTCACGGAGAATCTGCTGAACTGGTAAACCTGTTACACCGTCAAAACTGAATGATGTTTTGAAGTGCATGACCTCGCTTGTGCTGAAAACGTATTGACTGCCGGAGGTCGGGTCTGTGTAGACATACCACAATCGTCCTTTTCCTGCGAATATGCCTGCATCATCCACAACAATCTGAACACAATTCGACTGCATCACCCACAGGTCAAGAATCTTGATTTCTCCTCCGTATTTCTTCCGGACGAGTTTCTTTCTCATGTACACATAAGCGTTCCCGTAGTGATTGCGGTTGATTTCCACTGTGTTCCAAAATACTGTCGGTGTCATGAATGGGTTCGGTCTCTTAGTCAGCAGCCTCGACGTGTCCGTCTGTTCTGCCTCAATGATTCCTTTGTCTGTTCTCTGATAATATTTGATAGGCATTTTCGCAAGGGTTTCCGACAGCATCTTGAGACATGTGAAATATGTCACCTCTGATGTTGTCTTTCTCCTCCTGCTCAAACCCATGCTCTCAAGGAATGACGGTGAGTTGAGCGTCATCACCCCGCCTGTCAGTTCCGTTGAATCACTGACCTCCGGTGCAGTCTCACCTTTCCACCAGTTCATCAAACTGTTTGCTATTTTTCTAAATGGGTTCATTCTTTCTCACCGCCTTTCCCCATGTATTTCTCATACATTTCAAGCCACTCATTCACAACCTCATTTGTGTCCGGCTTGTATTCCTCTTTCATTGCTGCTTTCCATGCGTCGATGATTGCGTCAATCGGGTCGATTCTGTCCTCGTCGAGTGCCTTGTCGATTTTGATTTCACCGTAACTGTTCGAGATAGTCTTTGCATTTGCAATCGACCACGTCAGCAGTTCATCGAACGGAACGACCTTGCCTTTTCCGACTTCTGTTCCCTCAATCACGACGTTTCCTGCTTTTATCTCCAGTCTGAAATCAACAGTTGCGTCATTGAGTTCCTTTGCTGTCTGTGTAATTGCCACAGAATCGAATCCCAGTGCCTCAAGGTCTGACAGGAACGCAGATGCGTTGTGCGGGTCATAACACACGAGTTGAGGTTTCAAATCATTCTGTTTGATTAAATCCTCAAGGTACTTGATGATGTACTTGTAATCTGTCTTTATTCCTCCCAGTGTCTCCGTGACTGTCACGAGACCTTTTGAAATCCATACATCATACGGAACTTTGTCCGTCTTGATATGCTCGTCCACCCTGCTCGCAGGGATGAATGAATGAGTATGCACAAAATACTTTTTCACACCGTCAACCATGTACGGGATGACGATTGCGATGGATGTCAAGTCGCCTCCGGACGACAGGTCAACTCCGACATAGCATTTTGAACCTCTGAAATCCTTGAGCGTTCGCAATGCTGCACATCGTTTCCAGTCTTTAATGTCCTTGATGTACAGTGCGTTTGACCACTGCATCCACATGTTTAACTGCTTAACGAGGAAATCTCTCAAATCCTCCCCGCCCATATCACGGGCAGTATTCGCAACCGGAACGAGATTCTCCAGTGCATCCTCGTCATATTCGAGAATCGGGTTTGCTTTTATCCAGTTCTCTTTTTTGTATAGGTCATCCGCTGTGTCCAACTGTGCTATATACACGAACTGACTGTCGTTCTCAAACACACCTTTCAGCAGATTGCAGCAATACTCAAATAACTTGTAGCAAGGCGATTTCAAATCGAACCCCGCTGTCGTTATAACGGAGATCAGTGCAGATTTTAATTTCTTGATACCGCCCTCAAGCAGTTTGTACATCTGATTTGTCTTGTGAGCGTGGTATTCGTCAACGATTCCCAAATATGCACGGTGCCCGTCCAGTGACTTGGTATCTCCGGATAATGCCTTGATTTCCGAATGTGTACAGAGACAATCTATCGTGTGATTATGCTCATGCACCTTGAACCACTCCGACAAATCCTCGTCGGAATTGATGAATTTTACAATTTCATCAAAAACAATGTTCGCTTGGTCTTGTTTTGTCGCAGTACAAAAGATTTTTCCGTATTTGTACCCGTCAAAATTGCCATAGTAACACGCTAAAATACCATTGATGAACGACTTTCCGTTCTGTCTGCCTAACTGTACATAGGACGTTCTGAACCGTCTGTGACCCTTTTCTTTTGTCCTCCACCCGTTCAATGACCCCAAAATGAAACACTGGAACGGGTACGCTGTCACATTTTCCTGTTCGTCACCCTCTGCGATTGTCAATTCTTCTGCAAAATTGATGATTTCCTCGGACTTTTCAACGTCGAAATAATATTTGTATGGTGCTGCTTTCGCTTTTTCGAGGTCGTCAAGATGCCTTTGACATGCCAGTCTGACATATTCACCCGCAATGATGACACCTGCAACGACATCAAGAGCGTATTGTGTGCAACGGTCGGTCACTGTTGCCCCTGCTGCCATTTATGAACTCGCATACTTGGCGAATTTGTTCTCCGGTTTTGTTTCCTTTGCTTTTGGAACTACCAACCGACACCGACTGCTGACCGTCATTCCGAAATCCGATGCCCCCTGCCGACATTGTTTCATGCAGCGGTCTTGTATAATCATGAGACGCTCCCTCTCACCGTTCACAACCTCCCGTGTTCCGACCTGTACACGTTCCTGTTCTCCTGTGTCCGGATTCTCTCGCATCTCATAGACCGGAACATCGACCATCAACGGAGTTTCTCTGATTTTGTCCGTTATCTCGATGTATTGGTCTTGTGCAATCAGTAATCTCGCCAGTGCATCACAATCCACGTTCGCAATGAGTTTGATTGCAAGCAGTTCTTTTGACAATTTCCGGAATTTTTTCTTTTGTTCCGGTGTCAAATATGCCGGAGGCTTGACTTTGTCGTTTGGGGCGACCACCTCCGCATTTTTTCTCGCCTCAATCTCTGCTTTTGTGAGGTGTTTTTTCCCTTTCATGACCACCAAATCGGTCGGTTGTCTCTGTCCTGCCATGCAGCATCAACCCCCTTTCCGTCCAGTGTTCACGAGTTTCGTGTCACATTCTGACACCTTTTCGTCACTCCCCTGTGTCTTGATTTTCTCGTGGGGAGTTTTCTCCAAAGAAAAGAGGGGGTGCGACTAAGAAACGGTCACATAAAACTTTTTCATATCCCCCTGCCTCTTTGAAATGGTAATCAATCAGCGACCTCAACTGTGTCTGTGTTGCTTTCATGCTTGCATTGCTCTGTTTATATAGTGCTGTGATTGTGTTGTGTGTCCGATGGCTCAAGGGTATCAAGTTCAATGGGTTCAACCTCTGCTCCCAGTCCTCCTCAAGTTCTATGATGTGGTGGATGGGGTCTGAATCTTTCAGTGTTATCAACTGGTGTTCAACATACAGAGCATATATATCCACATACTCATACACACTCATGATGACAGGTCTCAACTCCCGCCATTCCTTTGACAGATAGAACTCTGCTGCTCGTGGGTCTCTGCGTGTATTGTTATATGTCACATGCCTTGACTGCTGCCTTGCCTCGCACTGCTCGCACATGGTCAATGCCTGTGGGATAAGGCGACCGCATCCCTTACATGCTTTCAATAACACACTGCTCACTCCTCTCTGTCCATCGGTCTCCTGCTGCCTCTCATGCCTTTCAAGAGGCGGGCATACATCGCACATGATAGTGTCCTGCTGCCCGCATATAACAGGAGGGCAAACAGGCAAGAAAAAAGCGACTGCATCTCTGCAATCGCTCACTCAACTGTTCACGGTATCATATTAGCACGTTTATATTCGCTTTTGTTCACCCACTTTTTACCCCCGAAATCACCCTCATTTCACCCCGTTTTCACTCTCATTTCACTCCGATTTTGTCATTTTCGATTGCTTTTGCACCGAATAATTTGATTGAGAGACGTTCTGTCATTGATCTGCACCACTTTTTCGGTGAGTTCTTTCCGCATCCTGTCTCCCTCACAATATCCTCGTATGACTTGCCTTTGATATATACTGCCTCAAGTGCGTCGTACTTGTACCCCTCACCTGCTGCCTCTGCATCCTCTTTCAGCGATGCAAGAGCCTTTTTCATGTGCTCGAACAGAATGACCGTCTCTGCCTTACATTCTCTGATGGACTGGAGGAACGCTTTCTCTGCCGAAATGTTATATCTTGATACATCGTCAATCTGTGATACTTCCGAAATTGCATCCTTGATATATCGCTCTATTTCCCGATAATTCTCAAGATATACCTGTGTTTTCTGAATTGCTGTCATTTCTTTTTCTGTCTCCACGTCGTTTTCCTCCTTTTGACCTTTTCAGAGGCAATCCATGATATTTCCTCCAATTATTCGACTTTTCCTGCCTCCTCAGTCTGTATATGCTCTCAAATGCGGTCAATGCCTCTTTTGCACTGATTCCCACTTTCAAAAGAGCATCTTGCAGGTTTTCTCCTCCTGCTGCCTTGATTTTCTCCGGATGCTCCGGAGATTCCGTCTTTTTCAAGACCGTTGCTGCCTCTGCTGCCTGTTCGATGATTTCAGACACCTCTTTCTCTGTCTTTCCCGCTGCCCGCAGTTTTGAAATGACGTTTTTCACCTTTTCCACGAATCCCATGTCTCCATCCTCCTCCGCACCTAATTGAAAGGGAGTTCTTCGTCGATTCCGTCCGGAATATTCATAAAACCGTCACCTGCGTCCGAATACCCTCCGTTGTTCCCGTCCTGCTGCCCTGCTGCTTTCTTACTCTCTGCAAATTCCTGTTCCTCGACAATCACGTCCGTGGTATAGACCTTTTGACCGTCTCTGTTCGTATATGACCCCGTCTGAATCCGTCCAGTGACAACCACTTTCGTTCCCTGCTTGAGATATTTTTCTGCGAACTCTCCATCTCGTCCAAACGCAACACAGGAAATGAAATCCGCTGACTGCTGCCCGTCTTTTGCTCCTCTGCGGTCAACCGCAAGTGTGTATCGTGCGATCGCCATTTCCTCCTGTGAATTATTCCTCGGTGAATATCTGACATTTGGGTCTCTCGTGAGACGACCCATCAAAATGACCTTGTTCATCCGTTTTCCCTCTCTTTCTGCAAAATATACTCATTCTGTGCTTTCTGCAATTCCGTGATGCCCTTTTTGAACTGTGCATCATCTCCATTCATGCAGATTTCAAACAATTCCTCGTATCTGTCAATATTCTCGGTGATGAACGCTGCCTCTGTCTTTGAACGTCTCTGCGTGAGGAACATTCCTTTGATTGTCTCTCTCATGGTCTCGCAGTTCTGTCTCTCCTCCTCCGTTTCCGGAGGAGTTTCTTTCAGCATCTTATCGACAACCCTGTCCACCGCATCCGCAATCTGTTCTTTCCATCCGGATGACGCTTTTTCATCAATGAGTTGTGACTGGATGTCCTCGAACGATGCCCCCGCTGCTGCTCCCGTGATTCTGATGTCCTTTTTCCCTTTTGCTGCAATCAGAATCAAATCATCGTCATACGCTGCCATGTAATAGTCGAATTTTTCATTGAAATTCTCTTTCGGATTGATGATGACCTCCGGTTCACTGCTGCCCTCTGTCTGAATCATTACACCGATATATTTCTGACCTGTTCCCTTTGCCTCGATGAATAATGCTTTTAATTGTCCTTTTTTCAATTTCCTGTTCCTCCCATAGTCAGCAGCCTCTCAAATAACTGCTCATATAGTGCCTTGAATGTGTCACGCTCGGTCTGAACCTTGATGATGTCCTCTGATTGTCTGCTTGCATCAACTTTCCTGTTCTCCTCGACATACACTGCTGCATCCTGTTCAATTTCTGCGATTCTGTCATCACATTCCTGCTGCAACGTCTCAATTTCCCTTTTTAGGCTGTCGATTTCCTCCTGCTGCCTCTGTATCGTCTCATTGTACTGCTTTGATGGTTTCCCGCCATTATCCAACTGCAAGGAAATCATGAGAGCGATGTCAATGTTTTTCATTTCCTGCTCTGATACCTGCCCGATATAGTTATTCACACGCTCGGTCGATACCGACGACACCTGTTCACACAATACTGTGGATAATCGTCCGGTACTGCGGACGGTCACATGTGTCGGGAGGTCTGTTTTCGGTTGTGTCGTCATGTACACAACCTCAATCACTCCGGAGTGTTTGTTGTTCTCGTCATTACTGACTACGACTGCGGGTCTGTCCGCAAATTGCTCACTCCCGTTCGTCGCCCCCCCCTCGTGCGATATAGAATATCTCTCCTCGTCTGATGTCATCCATTGCCTTTTCCTCCTATTCTTCTTTTCCTCCTGCGATGATTCCGACTGCATTTTCAATCATGATGTACTCCTCACCGCCCTCAACATACCCGTCACCGTTTGCTCTAATATCTGCACAAATCTGATTGAGGTCTGCTCTGTCAAACGGTTCTCCATTCTCGTTCAACAGAGATGTCGCCATGATGCAATATCCGTCCTCAAGACCTGCAAACTCCTCAAGGATATACGTCACAAGCACTCTCACGGTGCGTCCGGTGTTCTTTCCGTCCTTGAACTCCATCATCTCAAGGATGTCGCCTTTTTTATAGTCTCTGTCATTCTTCCGGAGTTCAAATGTCTTTTCTCCGGATGCAACCTCCTCAAAAAATGTCGCTCCCAGTTTAATGTGATGCACTTTCTGACCGTTCTCCTGTGTATCTGACGGGAGGTTGTTCATCTTCTCCTCCTCTGCCTGTTCACGGAGTTTCTTTTTCGTCTCACGGTCGATTGCATCCTGCTCCTCGTTATATCTCTGCTCGTCTGTCTTGTATGCCTCTGCACGGTTCTTGTACTGGTCGCATGAGGTACATGTTCCGGTCTTTACGTTGCAGGTCTCGTATTCGGTGCATGAATAGCAGATTGATGTGATTCCCTCCGGATGCGGTGTCTCATAATCGTCGCCCGCTTTCTTTTCCTCCGGAGGATTCATGCTGTTTTCGGACGACTGCTGCCCTGCTGTGTCTGAATCTGACACGGTGTCCTGCTGCCCTGCTGCATCCTGCTCCTGTTCCGGTTTCTGCGGTGATTTCATGTCCTTAATTTCCGTATAGGACAATTCTCCGTTTTCCTTGTATTTTGCAAGTGCCTCCTGCTGCATCTCCGGAGACATCCCGCTCAACTCATACGCTGCGGAGAATGTGAGACGCTCGTTGTTGAGTTCCTCCCGAAACTCCGGAATCAGATTGTTGTTGACGCTCTCAATCTGTGCGATCTTGGTCTTTGACATCTTGAGCATTGAGGCGATGACATCACGGAGGCGACCGGACTGGAGGTCATATCCCTTGATTTTCTTCCCATCCGTTTTCATACGCTCAAGACACGCTTTGAGACGCTGTTCCTCCTCGATGACATCCTTGAGAGACTTTGTCCGGTATGCGTTTGCGATGATGATTTCCACCTGCTCCTCGTCCTCGTCCTGCGGTGTGGTCAGTTTACAGGTTGCAATCTCAAAATCTTTATATCCCTGCTCGACAAGGTGCTTGAGTGCAAGCCACCGTCTCTCACCTGCGACGATTCTATATTCACCCTGCTCATTCGGCTCAAATACAACCTCAAGATTCTGCTTGAGACCATACATGAGGATGTCTCCTGCCAGTTCCTCAATATCTGCTAAATCGTAGAAATTGAGTTTGTTCCGGTACATCTTGAAAATCGAAATGTCCTTTGTCCGGAATCTCGCTCTCGGTGATTCGTCAACTCCTGCCTTGCTGTTCTTGTTCAGTGCGTCCATGACGCTGAATCCTGTTGCCATGTTCTTTCCTCCTGTTTTCTCCCGTCAGTGCGGTCACGATTTCTTTGTATTCCATTTCACACTCGAAAATCTGTGCGTCGAGTGCGTCCAGTCTCTTGTATAACTGGTTTTCAATGCTTTTCGGTACTTTCTCGCCATTCCGCAACAATATACCGATTATCTGATATTTACTCTTGCAGGTCAGTTCCGTCAAAATCTGAATCTGTTGCTTTTGATTCTCTGCTCTCCGGAATGACCCGCATATCTCTCTTTCGGTCACACGCATCCGCTCCCCTATTCTGTTAATTTCTGCTTTTTGGTCTCTGTACGCTCGACGTTTATCTCGCCTTTGCTATTCTGTGATATAGATGCTTTGACCCCCCTCGGAGGTTCAGAGTGACCTTTGCCAGTCCTCCTGTGTATATTTCCTCGACTGCTGCCTTGAGAATGTTCACGATGCCCTCACTGCATCTCTTTTCCGGTGCTGCTGCCTCTCCGAACAATGCAGCGACATTCTGCATCGCCTTTTCTTTCCTCTGTTTCTCTTTCTGATACTCAACCGCCTGTTCGCAAGTGCAGGACATTGTCGCCTGTTCCTCTGCCTGTGGCTGTGTCAATTTCTCCTCGCTGTCAATCTGCACCATCTGTCCGCAGAATCGGCACGGTGCTGTGTTGATGATATTGCTCATTGTTCCACTTCCTCCTTTTCTTTCTTTTGAAGTTCTTCTTTTCCCAGTTTTATGAAATCTTTCAAGTCTTTCACTCTGCGATTGTATGTTTCCAGTGCTTTTTTTGCGTTGTCATACTGCCATTTCAGAAAAAGCCATTGTGTTGTTCCGTCTTTCTCTTTCAGTTCCTTTTCTGCCTTTTCAATAGCCTCTCTCAAATCTCCGCTGAACTTGAATGTTGTTCCGTCTTTTTTATGTACTGCTCTCATTCCTGCCATCCGAATCAACCTCCCATCTCGTGACGGTCTCCTATTGCCATCGGGTCAATCATGTATGAGCGACGCAGTTCCGAATCTGATAACTTTTTCTTTATGTCACGAATCTCTTTCTCTTTTATAACCTTTTCCTTTTCTTTGATTGTTTTCTCTGCCTCTTTCAAACGTTTCACGACACCTGCTGCCGGACAAGAATCCTCAAGGTCGCATTTTTCGTCTGTCATATATGCCTCGCACATTTCGCATATATTTTTCTCCTGTTTTCCTCCCTTTAGCTGCTGCCCTCTTGGTATAATCAACGGAATCGTCTTGAGTTCCTCTGTTGACATCTCGCTGATTGCGTAATGAACATCGCTCTTTGTTTCGTCTATAAACTCGGTAATCAGTTTCCGTAGTACATTTTCATTTATTACAATTTTCACTGTTCCTGTTGCTTTTTTGATTAGTTCATCAAGTTCCTCGTCTGATATTTCATCCGGAGAATCGTCGATTTTCTTTATTTCCTTTTCGTATTCCTCTGTTTCAATATCTGCAACGATTCCTTTTAATGTTCCTCTTAAACTGTTGTACCATTGTTCACGCTCTCTCAACTCGTCAAGCGTTTCTATGCTTATGGTTGCTGTTCCATCAATTTTCTTCATGTCTATCCCTCCATTTCCTTGATAATCTCATGGACAACATTGCGATAGTCCTGTGACACGATGCAGTTCTTTGAAAACTGCGGGAGGACTGCCATTCTCATAGATGCCTTTTCCGCTACAATCGACCGACGAATCGGTGTGACGAACATGTCAAATCCGGAACTTGTTTTCATCCACTCCTCGAAATCCAGTGATGTCTTGTTTTTCTGTCTCATGGTCACAAGACCTTTGATTCGGAGTTCCGGATTGATTTCCCGCAGGTCGTCAACCTGCTCCTGCAAATTATGAATCGCCTCGTTTTCATATCCTCCGACCTTTACGGGTGCAATGACGAGTTCTGCTGCCAGTAGAATGTTAATGACCACCATGTCAAGCAGACGACCACAATCGCAAATGCAATAGTCGTATGCCTCTGATATTTCCTCCAGTGCATCCCGCAGCCTCGTGACTTGGTTTGCCTCCTGCTTGAGCAGCAGTTTCATATCTGTCTGCATGAGATACCCGTTTGCGGGAATGATGTCAATGTGACTGTACTGTGTGGGTCTTATCAAGTCCGTTGTCCGGTATGACCCACCCACGCTCACATGACGCTCAAGCAGTTCGCTCATTCCTGTTCCCTCCGGCTCGTATGCCTCGAATGTCTTGGATGTATCGCCCTGTGGGTCTCCGTCGAGAATGAGAACACGTTTCTCCTGCTCCTCTCCCAACATGTAGGCGATCGCATCCGATGTCGTTGTCTTTCCGATTCCACCTTTCGGTGACATAACTGCAATAATTCTCATTTTTTCTGTTCCTCCTGTTATCCTCTTGTTACCTGTTACATGAAACCTCTGTCGTCCGGCTGTCTCCATCCGCAGCGGTGCAGGTGCATCCCCTCGCCCACCTTGTAGAGTGTATATGTGAACCCTGCTCCCAGTGCTATGACGACGACTGCTGCCACAATGATGATTTTCCTCATGTCCTCACCTCCCTGCTATATCGTGATTGTAAGATACAAACACATCTGTAAATCTCTGAAAGAATAGTCCGGTGTCTCCTCCGGTTTCATCGGTGCAATGAGACCCAGTTCCTTGTATTTCCTGTGAGTGATCTCCGGAATTGCTCGGAATCTCTTGACCTCTGCATCCCCTATCTGTGCGATGATGCCCTTGTCAACCTCCATGTTTGCGAAATACTGGTTGTATATCTCCTCACCGTCCTTGATGACCCGAACCCTGTCCGGGCTTTCAAGCAACGTCATAACATCCTTGACCGTCATCCTGCTGCACCTCCTCATTTCTTTCTCGGTTTGCTCTCTTTGATTTCCCCGTTCTTGAGGATGCTGTTGTTCGGGATGCTCATTCTCTGATTTCTCTCCATGTGTTTCCTGTCCGAAAGATTCAGATATTCCTCAAGGACTTTGACCGCCTCCTCTGCCGAATAGCATGTCACAACGAAATGTCCTGCTGCTGCCATGTCCTCAAGAAACTCTTTTTGTGTCGTCTGCTGCCTGTTGTCACCGAATTTCATCTCGATGTACATTCCGCAATACAGTCCTTTCGGGTATGGTAGACATAAGTCAGATACACCCGCCTTGACACCCATCTGTTTGAATTTGACCGCCTCCTGTTTGTTCCTGCTACCTCCGTTCGGTATATGGTGCAACCATTTCAATTCCGGATAGCGGTTCACATTCCAGTTCGCCCACGACACGACGTTGATTTGCTCCGTGTCCTCACTTCTCATTGCATATCTCATGTTCATTCTCTTTCACCTCTTTCCTGCTGCCTGTCTCCTGCTTGCACATGTCATAATATTCGCAGAACAGACACGCATGTCTGCAATCCTTGACCCTCAACATGTGCAGAATCCTCTCAATCACCTGCATCCTGCTCCAGTTCCTCCTCAATTTCTTTCATCCGGCTCATGATGGTCTGATTGTACTCATACACATAGATTCCGTTTTTCCATAAGTGCTGTTTTGCTCCCTGCTCCCCGTAGTTATACGCTGCAAGTGCATCTTGAATCGTTCCGTATCTCTCAATCAATTCCGACAGATAATCAATCCCGACGAGTACATTCTGATATGGGTTCGTGAGGTCTGTGACGTTCAGACGCTCCATCCTGTCTCTGTGGCACTCCTCATATATCTGCATGTACCCGATAGAATGACCATCATCACCAACCTTGTCGAATTTATATCCGGATTCTTTCTCAATCAGAGCGACCACAAGGTCATATCTGACCCCGTACTGCTTGCAGACGCAATATGTATATACCTGCATCTTTTCCGGAAAATAGCCACCTGTCCGACTGTATTCCTCCGGTATCTCATAGAGCACGAATCCATCCTCCTCGCCTCCCCAGTCTGCTGACATGGTGTCAAATACTGCATACTTGTCCGGTTCTGTGTCCTGCTCCTGCTGCCATGTTTGCACCTGCTCAAGCATTGCATTTTGTCCGGATGCCTCTCTTTTCTCGTCGATTCTCTGCATCCGTGCATCGAACTCCTGCGACTGCTGCTCAAACTCCTCAAATTCCTTGTCATCTCGCATGACAGAGCGTGTCAGACCTATGCTCACAGCGATCGCCAGTAATACCATCACCGCAATATATGTCCGTTCCCGTCTCCTCCTGCTCATTCTTCTCTTTCTTTTTGCTTTCATTGCTGCCTCCGTTTCCTCATTCTCGCCCGTATGTAGAACATTGAGTTGAAATCGTTGTAATAGATTCCCGCATCCGTGAAATCAAAATCCGGATACCATTTCAACATCTGCTCACGAACCTGCTCGTGTCCTTTTCTCATGGTCTCGACGTATGTTCCGATTTTCTTATATCCTCCGGCTTTCGCTGTCGGTCTCTTGGAATGAACCACCTTGATGTCGGGGTCTCTCAATCCCTGTGAGGAGTTCCATCGTTTCTCCGATTTCACTCTGTTCTTTTCCTCGACGATATACTTTGCCATTCCGGTCAAACCGTTCTCGTCCTTTTGCAGCCTCCGAACCTCGTTCCTGCTGCTCTGTTTCCAACACCCCTCAACCACATCCATGTCCATGTCGCCATCCATGACAATGTGATGATGCCACCGGATTTCCTCTGTCGGATTGTAGGCGGTCACATAGACATATCTTGCGTTCGGGAGACCCCTTTTCTTTCTCTGATAATTCACCCGTCGAATGAATTTCTGCACGTTCTTGATTGCTGCGTCGATGTCTCCGTCCGGAGGGAGATGCTCATTGTCATATGTAAACGTGAGCCACAAATCCCTGTCCGTGAAATTCTCATTGATAAGACGCTCCACATATTTCCTTGCGTTCTTGTCATTCAGATTCCTTTGAGCCTTGTCATTGTCCTTTTTGATACTCCGACCCTCCGGAGGTACTTCATCCATTTTCTTGAACTGTGGATATATCTCAACCTCGAACTGGTCTCCTGCTCGTATCTCCTTGAGTGCATATATAACCTTTTTCCCATGCTTGAACATCTGCTCAACAAAGAACTCGTGCATGTCCTCAAGGCTCTTGTTGTATGCTGCCTCATAGTCATACGGGATGAACGTCATCCCTTTCTTTCTCTTTGCCATTCTGACACCGTTCCTCCTGCTGCCCTTATATATACTTTTCAACGACTTGTTACTATCCATCACAAGGTCGTCAAAAGGGTCTGAAACCCTTTGAATCACGGGGTTTCCCCCGCTTTTTCATGCTTGCAATATGGTGTCAGATTTGCTATAATATTTTTAGGTTTTAAGCGTCTGACACAGACTGCTAAACGGGAGACCGCTGCAACGGTCTCCTTTCTTTTTGCTCTTTTTTCTCATGCTCTGCATATTCATTTTGAATGATTCTGACTGTACTCCTCACCTCCTTATGCTTGCATCGTAGTCCTCAAATCTCGGTGTTTTCCAAAACACAAAATTGTTGCACCACCTTTGAAGTTTTTTATATATGGGGTCTGCGTGTTCCTTGTCGTATATCATCGGATATGGTATGAACTCCAGTGATCTACAAAATTGTATTCGTTCAATGTCCTGCTCAACGGTTGTGTCGAAATTGCACAGGATATAAACCATCACCCTCCCTCTGTCTTTGTTGTACCCCGTCATTTCCTTGAACATCTTCATTTTTGCCTCAATGATGTCCTTGTCTGTGTACCTGTCGTATGCCACATGTATCGTTTCGAGTTTTATCTGTTTCAGCAACTCAATGTTTCTCTCATTCATGAGACGGATGTCTAACCCTTGATTGAAATTCACTCTTGCTTTGCTGTCTTTCAACTGCTGCAATAATTCCATGTGTTCCGGACATGCCAACGTGTTCGGGTCGCATAGGACAATATTTTTTTGTCCTCTCCAAAACTCTGACAGGTCAGCGACCTTGTGCGATCGCTTTCCCTCTTTACATCCAACGTGACAGAACTCGCATCCTCTCGGACATCCTCTTGTCAAAAATCCGAACGCTTTGTCCTGCGTCAATTCCGGATATATTGAATAGTCCGGATATATGTGTTCAACCTCCGGAGGGAGTTCTTTGTCTCGTTCTTTTTGGTAGTGCTCCCGACCGTCTGTCAGTTCGATGCAATATCCACTCCCTCCTCGAACAACTTCATCCGCATCCACAAAATACGGATAATCTTGTGTAAAACTGAAAACCTTTGACATGTACACTCTGTTCATGTGACCGCTGAAAAGTGGCTCGTACCACTCAACCGTGTCTCCCTGTTGTTTGTGCCATGCCGACAATTTCATGAGTGGGATGTTCGGGAAATTGTGACCATCCACGTCTATCAATCCCACTCTCATGCTGTTGCAACCGCTGTCTTTCTCTGCTGCTCCCACTTCTGACGTTCCTCCTCTTTGCCGACCAAATATCCGGCAATATAGGACTTGTCTGCATCGTCCATCTGTGTGAACCGCTCTGCTATATTCTCAATCATTTCTTTTCTTTCATCCTTTGACATATATGTCACGCTCCTCTCTTTCCTCTGATTCTCTCAAGTTCTGCCTGTATGTCTTTTCCGGAATAATCTGCAAGCAGTTTCTCCGAAATGTGATAAGTCCATATTGATGACATCTGCACCGCTGTTCCGATGGGGAGTTTCCCTTGCTGCATCGCTATTCGGATGAATTGCGGTGATACATTCAATATGACTGCTGCCTCTGTTGGCAATATGCGTCCGACTTCCATCCGTCTGACCTCCTGTTCTGACCTGCCTTGTCAATGCGTGGGCGGTCATCCCACACAGACGGGCGACTGCTGCCCGTTTCGGCTCTCAAAATGCTTTTTCGATGTCGAATTTTCCTCCCGCTGCCTTGTCAAAGAGTGCCTCTTTTTCTGCCTCAAGTTCTTTCTGCTTTTCCTTGAGTGGCTTTGCAAGTTCTGTCGTTTCTGACCATCCCTCAAGTATTTTGATGCAGGATTCAAGAGCCTCAATCTCCTGCGATTTGTCTATGAGTTCCATGATTGCCTTTTCTTTTGTCATGCTGTTTCCTCCTGTGGAGGCTCTCTCGGTCTGTTCATGACCTCGCCTCTGTTCCGGCTGAATTTACCGTGTTGTGTCTTTTCACCTTAAAAAGTCACTGAAAACCTGTCATCCAACTATGAACCTTTTAGCAAGTTCACCCGCTGCCATGTTTCTCACGGTATTCCGACGCTGTCTTTCGGCTTGCCATCGTCAGAGCGTCGGTCGCCATCCGGACGCTGACGGGGCGACTGCTGCCCCGTTTCGGCTTTAATAATTCAATTCAATCGGTCTTTTCTTCTCGTCGATGCAATCCTCATAATCAAAATCAAACCATGTGTTCAAATTCAAATCGTGTCCGTCTTTTGCCAACTGTTCAAAATCCTTGTCCTCAAGTGGCTTGATGATGTATTTTCCTGTTTTTATGTCGATGTCCACCAGTTCAACGTATTCGATATGGTAATAACACCCGTTCGGTGTCGTTCTGTAACCACTCCGGTCTCTCACAACCATTCTCTTGATGTCCTTTTTCTTTTCCGGCTGCGGGATGCTCTTGAGCATTGTTCTGATGCTTTTCACAAATTCTGCTTTTTCAAGATTGCTGCTCATGTATAATGTCTCGATTGCTTTGTACTGTTCATCTGTTACGTTTCTACCTGCAAGGGATTCAAATTCGGATTTCATCATGGTTTTGTTCCTCCTGTTTGTATCTTGTAGATACATCATAATATCTCACAGATACTTTGTCAATACTTTTTTGTATCTTGAGGAAACTTTTTTATTGATTTTTGTCAGTTACCGTGATATGCTTGAGAAAAACAAGGGAGGTGATACTATATGACGCAGAATGAGCGTGTCAAGGAAGTGCGAAAGACCCTCGGTCTTACACTTGAAAAATTCGGTGATAGGCTCGGAATTAAAAAAGCAGCGGTTTCTAAAATAGAAAAAGGTGAAAATTCTCTCACCGACGCAAATATAAAAGCGATCTGTCGTGAATTTAGCGTTGATTATATGTGGTTGACCACTGGAGAGGGAGAAATGTTCGTCGAGACCGACGATGACTTTTTTGAAAGAATCGACCGCATCATGGCGGGTGAAAATGAGACCCGCAAAAATATGTTCAAGGCTCTGCTTTATGCCTCTGACGAGGACATTGAGGCACTCGCCCGCATTATAGAACTTTTTACGAACGCAAAAAAAGACTGACAGTCTTTTTCAACTGCCAGTCTCGTGGGTGTACAGATATAAAACGAATTTATATATCCTCTTGAGGACTTTTTCGCTTTGTATCTTACCGACTAACTCAATGATAGTCTCTTTGTAATGCAAGGGAACACCACCCCTTTCCGAAACACATCATATCACATATTTCCATGATTGTGGAAATATCGGAGTTCATTTCCATAATTGTGGAAATCGTCTCCTGTTCCCGCTCACGGAACATGTCATGTGATACAATTATTTGTATTCGGATTCAAACAGGTCGGTGATTTTGACCTCCAGTGCAATCGCTATCGTTTCGAGTTGAAACAATGTCGGTGACACCTTACCGTTTTCGATGTTGTTGAGCGTCGATTTTCCGATTCCGGATTTCTTCGCCAACTCCATCAACGTGAACCCTTTTGAGGTTCTCGTTTCCCATAACAAAACTTTCATCCTGCTCACCTCCTTTCGCAAGGAAAGTGTACAAGGTGAGAGATTTGTTCAAAAGAATGGAGGTGTTTTTCATGAAATACGGTGTCAGAAAACCGAATGTCAAAAAGAGCATAAAGGCAAGGACTACCGGAAAAGTAAAGAGGCAGGTCAAAAAGGCTGTGAATCCTCTTTATGGTAAAAAAGGAATGGGGATTGTGAATGACCCGAAAAAGGCTGCTTATAATGCAGTGTATAGCCGAACGACCGTCGGGGTCTCTGATGTGATGAAAAGTGCATCATCCGGAAACGGACACGCATCCGCATCCTATGACGCACCTGCTCCAGTAAAAAAGGAATATTCCGACCGGACATACAATGTCTGTGGAATCATCCTCATGGTTCTCGCTGTTGTGCTTGTGCTTTTGGGATTGCTCCTGCTGCTCGCTGTTCCTGTTGGCGGTGTCGCTGCCATCCTGTTGGGTGTCGGCTGTTTTTCCATCGGTCGCAAGTATCGGAAAATTGTGAAAGAACGCTCTGAAAAATAGATTTGCACATAAAAAGACGACCCGTGCTGCAACACGAATCGCCTTTGTGGAATCTCTTATCTCATGCCCTGCAAAAAGCATTTTGATAGAATCCGAATCCTGTTTCATTCTACCATAAAACCGTGCTTTTTGCACTGGTTTTATTTTTTATACTCTTTTTTAGGATGGTGATTGAATGAAACTACCGAACGGGTTCGGGTCGGTCTATAAATTATCCGGAAACCGACGAAATCCCTATGTAGCAAAAAAAACAAAAGGGTGGGAAATTGACCCTATAACCGGAAAATCAAAACAATTATATATAACCGTCGGATATTACCCGACACGCAAAGAGGCTCTCACCGCATTAGCGGAATATAACAAAGACCCCTTTGATTTGCACCATGCAACTATTACTTTCGAGGAGGTATATGAGAATTGGTCAGAAATCCATTTTGAAAAAATCAAGGACACGAATGGTTATAAGGCTGCTTTTAACACATCGAAACCCCTGTGGAAAATGAGATTTGTTGACATCAAACTGGATCACCTGCAAGGTGTCGTCGATAGCTCCGGCAAAAATACTCCCACACTTAAAACCTTGAAAATCCTGTGGGGTCTCATGTATGACTATGCTGTCATTCACGAGATTGTGTCTCAAGATAAAAGAGACATGGTCAGATACGTCGATATAAGCAAGGCGGGAAATCCGAACGCATACAACCGGAAACCTTTTTCAAAGAAAGAGATTTCTATTCTGTGGAAATGCAAGGATTCAAACATATATGTGACCGTCATTCTTATTATGATTTATTCCGGTGTCCGTATCGGGGAACTCCTCGACCTTGAGAAAAAGGACATCCATCTTGATGAACGATGGTTCTATGTGAAAGAATCCAAAACAGAGGCAGGAATCAGAGAAGTTCCCATTGCTGAAAAGATTGTACCATTCTTTGAATACTGGATGAACCGGAAATGTGACCATCTGATTTGTACACCCGACGACGAACCTTTTCAGTACCGGAATTATTATGATTCTTACTGGATTCCTCTGATGCTTGAGTTCGGTTTCGGGAAATTCGTCATTGATGAAACGAAAAAAGAACCTGTCTATGACGGACACCGCCCACATGATACAAGACACACCTGCATCTCTCTCCTCACCGAAAAGGAAGTTGACGAGAGATTCATCAAGAAAATTGTCGGGCATAAAGGACAGGGTGTGACCGAAAACGTCTACACTCACATTGAACTCCCGACCAAACTTGATGCAATCAATTTGATTTGA